TTTTTGTTATGATTCTAATTTACGTTGATTCTGTTACCAGAGTCAACAGGCCCTAAAAAGCCCGTACAAGCTCCGTGAGTAGCCTATTTGGTTTCATGACTCATTATCCATAAAAAGTGATTCTATGCACTCAGTGGCGCTAATATCGAATGTTCACTTTTGTTCTAATCGAAATTTTCGCTTGACACACCAAAAACCGAGAACGAATCATGAATCTGTAGTGAACAAAGAACTAAATGAGAACAAAAGGTGAATCTGGCTTGTCAAGTGTTAAATTGTCACATATGCAAAAACTGCATAGGAGCTATGACTTGACTCACACTGTTTTGCGTTTGGCAAAATCGAATCATGTTAGGAATTTTTCATACTGATTCGTTTTGGCGGTTATCTGATTCGGTTTGTCGAGTCAAGAAAATATTGTGTCAAGTAAAATTATTTTACGAATCGTTGCAGAATTGTCACACTGGAGAACGAATCAAGAACGAATCAGGAAAACGGAACGAATCAGGAACGAATCATGAAATTAGAACGAATCAGGAACGAATCATGAACTGTGGTATTTTTGCCACACCCCCCTCCAGTGGAAATTAAGAGTAACCCCCACAGTGGAAATTAAGGGTGACCCCCACAGTGGAAATTAGGATTTGACATTGGTTGCGAATCAGTTCATACCTCCAGTGGAAATAAGGAGAAAATAAAATGAGTAAATATGAAACAGTAGTACGAGAAGATTTTGATGCAGACGAAAGTTTTAACAAAGCCACACGCATGATGATGGATTTTCTTAAAGAGAATGAAGCAGACGGCAAGATGGCAATGATTAGTCTAGCTAGAGCATTAGGTGGTACACTTATGCTTACGACTGTAAAAGAACAAAGAGACATGGCACTTGCTACAGTTATAACGCAGATGTGTGAGACCTTTGCTAACTTCTTACAAGCGGAAGAGGAAGGAATATAAAATGGAAATGGTAATCAGACAAATTAAAGATATCGACAACGACCTACACAAGGTTATCTGTAGGGCAGAGGGGTTTCGCAAGGATGTTGAGCGTGGCATTAACGTAAACCATACTTGTGAGGGTGATATGGGGTGGACTAAACAGGACAAGATAAACAGCCTGTTTGAATATCTGGAAGATGCCAAGAACGACATTGACCAGTTGAAAGATGATGTGAAGGTCATAAAAGATTACTTGACCAAACTGATAGATGATGTAGAGTACGAATCAGTTAGACAGAAAGTTATAGGAAGATAAAATGAGATTATACATGAACAAAGTTGGTGAGTGGGTAGGCACTCAGGCAGAGGCTAAGAAGATTGGTGCGACTATGGTTGAAGTGCCAACGGACAAACCTAATTTACTTAAGTGGCTCAATAGCTTCACAGGCGCAATTGATGTTGCTGCACAAGAGGTGATCGAAGAAAAGAAGACAATCCAGAAACTACCTAAAGCTCATGCATGGGATACAATTGGAGAGTGTGCAGACAAAGCAACCATAGAAGATATGACGGTAGCATTAGCTAGATATATGGATAGAGTTCTAGACATAGCAGATAAACAGAAAGAGGGTATCAGTGGAAATTAGACAGAGTAGAAGACAAGAACTAGCAGAGATGCGAGGTGCAGCCGACAAGTACTATTGCAGACCTAGAAACCCACATATTTGGTTGGATAACTTGGGTCGTGATATTGTTGTTGAGCAGGATATGACCCCAGAGGAAATTGAGAATTACGAAAAAGGTTACAGTCTACAAACAGATCGGAAGGAGTATTGATATGACTGAAGAAAAAACAAGCGTGTTTGATTATTGTGATGCCAAGATATCGGTGTACGGTATCGACAGGGCTTATTATGTGGATGAGACAAAAGAGTTGATAGCTGAAATACCATTCTTTAATTCTGACTATGAGGATAAAGAACAGTTTATACTAAAGGTTAACAAGGTCGCTAATAAATTAGCTGATGCATATACGCATTACGACAGACATGTTCATATCGAAATGACGTTTATCAATAAATATTGTAATGAGTGATAACATGACAACTAAATTTGAAAAAGTATTGGGCATAGCTAACAGCCTATCTAATGAAGAAATATGTAATCTAATTGAGGTTTTATCAGATAGAATGTCAGTGTATATAGGAAAACATAATTCTGTAATGTTAAGCAGTGAGATAGAAAGTGTGTGCCTTAACGGATGTAATGTTCAGATAAATCTAGACAGTTCTTGTTATGAAGATCTTAAAGAGTGGAATGATTTTGAATCTGCAACGCTTAACAGTTGACAATCAATGCGAATCACTTCACAAGGGTATCAATGGAAATAAGGAGATAAAAATGTTTATACCTAAAAGCAGAGTACTAGAGACACTACAAAAGATTGGTTACGATAACACGTTTCATGTAACCTTCCAGAAGACTGATGGTACGGAACGTAAAATGATATGCACAATGCCTACGCCAGACAAGCCACAGTTCGAGCTAAAGGACAACATGCCTGTGGTGGATCTGGACAAGGGTGCATGGCGCTCATTTAATCTGTCGCGAGTGACTGAGATTACTTTATGATAGGTCTAGAGTGTTTAGCGGTTGCGATCTTCTTTGAGGGTCGTGACCAACCTCTGATGGGGCAGTACGCTATCGCAGAGGTCGTAATGAATAGGGTAGAAGATCATAGATGGCCTAATACAATCTGTGGCGTTGTGTTTGATGATAAACAATTCTCTTTTACCCACGATGGAAAATCAGATAAGATAGAGAACTACACAATAAATAATCAAATAGAATGGACAGCAGCATTAACGGCTCGTGCGGTAGCCTTAAAGGTTTTCGAGAAGGATAGCAGTGCGGTGACCTCTACCCATTATCACGCCTTAAGTGTGCGTCCCTCATGGATAAAGCATTATAAAGAAGATGGAAGGATTGGCGATCATGTATTCTATACCGCCCCAGATGGAAAATGAGTTGATTAGGATGGGTATACTCCCCCCAACGGAATTAGAAGCCTTAGAGGAATTAGTAGACCCTAAAGTCGAATGTATGAAGAGTGGTTATTTTAGGAGTCCATATAATGAAGAAGGAGATATCGCGTTCTAACCCAATGGCAAAAGATTTAATGCAACCTAAATATAAGCAGAGGGTTGTAACGGAAAAGAAGAAGGTTATATATAGAAAACGTAAGCATAAAGGAGATAGTGATGCGTATAAAAACAGCGAAAGTAGTTGACCCTGCAACTCACATGTTAGTTTGGGATGATGGCTCTGTAACAATATCTAACATTTTCAGAGGATCTTGTGAGCTAAACAAAGATCAAGTTAGTAAGTTTGTTGAGTTGTGGGAGCAAACAGTAAAAGAACATGAAGAAGAGGAGATATAGAATGACCCCAAGTGAACTAGCAGAGATAGAAGCTAAGAAAACATTCGAGGGCTTCATCAAGTGGTCTAAGGTTTCATTCTACTGGATCATGGCGATCTTAGTTATCTTAGCATGGTTTAACTTTGGCGCTGATACTGAAACTGGTAGTCAGTACAATGGTGAGGTCTACGCGCCAACTAATATAGGAGAGTAAATGATAGAGGAAGCTAATCTGAACTGGTCGCAATGGTGGATCTTAGCTATGATAACTTTGAACACGCTAATAAACACGATCGTTTTCTTTAAGCATAGGTTCAAGGGAAATAGAGATGATTGAAGTAAAATATATAAATCACATGGGTGATGATCTTACTGTAGTAAATGCAGCTAGAGTAAGTTTTAATAAAAACTCTGAGCTTGAGTGTACTGACATACAGCTCGGTAAATATGAAATGAAGGAGGGAGATAAAAACCTCATTCGATACCTAGCAGAGCATAAACATATGAGTCCGTTTGGACATTGCTTTTCAACCTTTCATGTTAGAGCTCCTATCTTTGTTGCTCGACAACTGGTGAAGCATAAATTCTTACGGTGGAATGAGATTAGCCGTAGGTATGTAGACGATGAGCCAGAGTTTTATTGGCCTGAGAAGTGGCGTGGACGTAGTAAAAACAAGAAGCAAGGCAGTGAGGGTGTGGTAGATGTAAATGGTCTAGCCCCATTTGGCAAAGTAAAATGGGAAACACTGGAGTGTTATAATAAACTTTTAGAGGCAGGAGTTTGTCCAGAACAAGCACGTATGATATTGCCACAGTCTATGATGACTGAGTGGTACTGGTCTGGCTCACTAGATGCCTTTTCCGATATGTGTAACCTACGATGCACGTCTGATACGCAAGTTGAAACAAGTTCTGTAGCTTATGCGATAGATATGTATATGTTGGGTTTATATCCTATCTCTTGGGCAGCATTAAGGAGAACAGAAAATGGCTGAGAATTATTGTACGACAAAAGGTTTAGGATGGGCTTTTCTAGTCTGCATATTTTTTATTGTAGGCTTACCAGTGGTGATGTGGCTGTTGTTAGAAGGTATGTCATGGTATGAAAAATTTAGCTTGATGAGTCCAAGTCTATGAAGTGGGTGTTAGTTCTTGTTTGGATGGACAATGGCATCCCTTCAGTGGAAAATGTGCAAAGCTATCAGTCGATGTACGATTGCTTCTATGGATTCGAGAAGTATGAAGACACAGTGCCTGATAAGGGCTTTCAGCTAATATGCATAGAGGACATAGAGCATGAATGATAAAAAAATAATAAAAATGTGTATATTGTTAGCTAGAAAATACAGTGACCCACAGGAATTTGATGACCTTGTTTCTGAGGGGCTTATTAAATGCCTTGAATTAAAAAACTCTGGGGTAACTAATCCTAAAATACTGTATAAATCAGCAGCGATACAAATGAATGAATACTATAATATTCGCAAACACACAGTTTTTGTTCCAGTTCAAGGAAAAGCAAAGGGCCTCTCAGGGGAAAATGATTCTATCAATTGGACTGATGTTGCTATGTTTAATGCTCTGAGGGCAGAGGTGATTGAGTTAAACGAAAATGTAGCTACCACCCCCTCAGTGGAAATTGAATATGAACAGAAGGAGTGGATAAGACATATAAAAAGTATAATGGTTGAGGTTCTTGATAAAGAAGAGATGAAAATAATAGATATGAGGTATTTTAGCAACATGACACAAGATGAAGTGGGAAATGAATTAGGACACAACAAGATGTGGGTAAGTAGAAAAGAAAAAGCAGCCTTATCAAGAGTCCGTAACAACCTATAATGTTACAAACTTTGTATAAGGTACATATACATTAGTGTCCTAACGTAAGTATAAAACTTAAGATTTATAATAATACTTAAGTAAACATAAGTAGGTAAATATGGCAGAAGTAACTCACCAAGATTGTCCACATTGTGATCACAAAGGTTGTTATTCTTACAATGAAGAGAAGAATGTCTACAACTGTTTCTCTTGTGGTAAATCTGGAATATTAAATAAGGATCAGGATATGAATGTTGCATATCTAAAGAGGGAAACCCCCTCTGATGGAAATTATGTAAAGATGCGTGGAATTAATGAAGCAACAATGAAAGACTTCAATGTTCTTACGTTTAAAGACAGACAAGAATATGTCTACCCTTCTGGGGGAATTAAGGTTCGTAGGTTAGAAGACAAAGCGTTCTACACCAAAGATGGTTTTAGAGGTGACGAATTATTTGGTATGAACTTCTTTACTGCAGGTTGTTCTAAAACTGTAACAGTAACTGAGGGCGAACTAGACGCTCTCTCAGTAGCCCAAATACTTAAGAGCAATTACATCAACCCTGTTGTCTCTTTACCCTCTGCAACGCCCTCTAAGAAGCTCTGGGAGAACTGTGCAGATTGGTTAAATAGTTTTGAGCGTATTGTGTTATCTGTTGATAACGATGAAGCAGGAAATGCTGTAGCTGATCGCATGGCTAGACTGTTTCCTAACAAGGTCTATCGTGTCCCCCATGATAAATACAAAGACGCTAATGATTTCTTACAGGCAGGTGCTATACAGGAATTTAAGTCTGCATGGTTCAAGCCACAAAAGCATACACCAGAGAATGTTATCAATACGTCTGAACAATTCTTATCGTTGTATCACGATACTCCAGAACATCAGTATGTTCCGACAGGTATTCAATCTCTAGATGATAAGATACTTGGATTGATGCAAGGACACTTCACAGTTATCAAAGCCCCAACAGGAATTGGTAAGACTGAGGTTATGCGATACCTCGAATACAATATGTTGCAGCGTCAAATACCGATTGCAACTTGGCATCTCGAAGAGACAAAACTAAGATCTCTCCTTGGGCTTGTGTCTTATCACGTTGGTGACAACCTTACTCGAAGGGATTTGATTGAGGATAAGGACGCAGGGGAATTAGTCGTAGAGGCCATCAAGGGAATTACGAAGGATGAAAACCTGTATCAGTTTTATCTGTCTGATGGTCAGGGTGCTGATGAACTGTGTGATCAGATACGTTTCTTCAGTCAAGCCTGTGATTGTAAGTTTGTATTCTTTGAACCGATACAGGATGTAGTTGCAGGTACATCAGAAGAGAGCAAAGAGGCTATGCTTGCTGACTTATCTATCAGGTTATCTAAACTCGCTGCAGAACTAAACGTGGGTATTGTAACAATCGCACACACAAATGAAAATGGTGATCCAAAATATTGTAAGATGATTGGTCAACGTGCATCGGTTATACTTGACCTAGCTCGTGACAAAGAAGCTGACGATCCAGAGGAGCGCAACACAACTTACATCAGCGTACAAAAAAACCGCCCCTGCAGTGAAGAAGGAAGAGGCGGCAAGATGAGATTTAGTTCTGATAGCTTTACACTACGAGAGGTATTATGAGTATATTTGATATAGAAACAGACGGACTAGATAGCACAAAGATTCATGTGTTGTCTTGGTTAGGTAAAGACAAAGAAGTACATCATACGCACGACTACGAGGCTATGCGTATATTCTTTACGGAATCACCAATACTGATTGGTCACAACATTATTCGCTTTGACATCCCTGCAGTGGAAAAAGTGCTAGGTATCAAAGTAAAAGCAAGGCTGATCGACACATTGCCTTTGTCATGGTATCTGGACTTCTATCGTCCTAGTCATGGGCTTGCTAGTTATGGTGAAGAGTTTGGTGTACCAAAGCCAAAGATTGACGATTGGGAAAACCTATCCCCAGAGGAATATGCACACCGTTGTGATGAAGATGTTCGCATCAATACTGTGTTGTTCAATCGTCTTAACTACAAACTAGAGAAGCTGTATCCAGATCAAAGAGATAAAAATAGGTTTGTTGATTACCTGATGTTCAAGATGCAGTGTGCAGCAGAACAAGAAGCCCTCCAGTGGAAATTAGATGTAGAAAAAGCAACGACCCACTTAGAGGAATGGGAAGGGTTAAAGAATGACAAAATCGAAGCTCTGGCTAATGCAATGCCAAAACGTGTATTATTTACTACCAAGACCCGACCAAAGAACATGCACAAAAAAGACGGTAGTTTGTCTTCACATGGGGAAAAATGGGTACAGCTTTGCAAACAGGAGAGGCAACCAGTTTCTACACAGAGTATGGTGGTCAAATCAGGAGAAGAACTTGCTAACCCTAACAGTATGGTACAAGTCAAAGATTGGCTCGACTCTCTGGGGTGGAAGCCTCGAACCTTCAAATACGTGAGGGAAGATGATAGAAGTGAACGCAAGATAGAACAGGTGAGGAAAGATGGAGAATTATGCTCGTCAGTTAAAGAACTTGAGAAGATTGAACCTAGTATTGCTCTTCTTGATGGTTTGTCAGTTCTCACTCATAGGATTGGCATACTCAAGTCTATGTTGGAATCAGAGCGAAATGGCTATGTCAAAGCGTCTATCGCAGGTTTTACAAATACACTACGGTTTCGACACGCCAAGCCACTTGTCAATCTGCCTTCCGTTGACAGACCTTATGGAAAAGAGATTAGAGGTTGTCTGGTAGCTCCAGAGGGTCATACGTTGTGCGGTGCTGATATGACATCATTAGAAGACACAACGAAACGTCACTACATGAAACCGCTAGATCCAGACTATGTAGAGGAAATGAGCAAGGACGGCTTCGATCCACACCTTGACCTAGCAAAACATGCAGGGATTGTTACACAAGACGATATTGACAAACACAACTCTGGTGAAAGATCACTAAAAGCCCTTCGTAAGAATTATAAGGTGGTTAACTACTCTGCTACATATGGTGTAGGAGCCTCTAAACTGGCTCGTGAGACAGGTATGAGTAAGTCTGAGGCTCAGAGCTTACTAGATGCCTTTTGGTCACGTAACTGGGCAGTACAGAAGGTAGCGAACAATCTTACAGTAAGAGAAGTAAACGGATCACAATGGATACAAAACCCAGTGTCAAAGTTCTGGTATAGCCTACGATCTGACAAGGACAGGTTCTCAACTCTAAATCAAGGAACAGGTGTCTATTGTTTTGACAGTTGGGTAAAAGAATGTCGTAAGATGGGAATAAAGACCATAGGTCAATTCCATGATGAAGTGATAGCTTTGACTGAAGAAGGAAAAGAAGATGTTGTTGAAAACGTGATGGATTTAGCAATCAAATCTGTGAACCAAGAGTTACAATTAAATGTTGTTTTAGGCGTAGATGCACAGTTTGGCAAATCTTATGCAGAGATACACTAAAATATTTTTTATACTTTGTGTTACAAACGCTCAAAAAAGTACATATATATAATTACCAGAGTCTAGAAAGGACACTCGAATGACAAAATATACTATGGATATGGTTCTTGAATATGCAAAAGTATTCCCCCAAAACGCAGATATGGGAAGCCCTGATGGACCTCGTGCTGCACAGGCAATCTTTCAGAAGGGTGGTCAGTACGCTGTAAACGGTTACTTCACAGACGAAAACCAAATTCAAGAATTAATCGCAGGTGGGCTTGACCCAAAACCTATGAACAGTGATCGTATTCTTGAGGGTAACTCAGATTATGGCATTGGTAAATTTATGCGCCTCAAACGAGCCGTGAGTGACGTTAAAACTTTTACTGACCGCAAGACAGGAGATCCTGTAGAGGTCGATTACGGTGGCGTTCCTAAAGTTGTAGACCTAACTCAGGGCAAAGACAACAGACGGTTGTGGGACTTTGAGAAAGACGGTGCATTGGGTAACGGCACTAAGGCAAAAGTACAGTTCGAGACTTATGCAAGTGGTGCAGGTATCCGACTACTAAACGTGGGTGTAACTGAACATGTCTCTTATGTTTCACTAGATGAAATAACAGAAGACGATGAACTGTTTATGGTAGGGTAACATGAAAATACAGATCATAGCTGAATCAGAATCTAAAGACGATGGCTTCACAGGTAAAACCTCTATGGAACGTGAAGACATAGAAGATATAAATGATCTCCTCTGGTTGTTTAGTGAGTTCTGCCAAGCCGCAGGATTTACCTATGTAAAAGCAGTAGCCGTTGAAAAAGATGATGGCGAAATGATCTGGAGTGATTTCTAATGACCAAAGGCAAAGTGCTGATTGATGGTGATATTGTTGCTTATAGAGCGGCCTTTGCCACTGAAGATAGTTCTCCCAAGGATGCAGAGGAAAAGTGTACTGATATTCTTGACTACATTCTTGGGGAAACTGCCTTACCTTTTCCAGACAAAAGCGATTACATGGTCTTCCTCACAGGTAAAGGAAACTTTAGATATGACATTGCTAAATCCTTCCCTTACAAGGGGAATAGGTCAAAGCGAGAAAAGCCTATACACCTGAGTCACATTAGAGACTTTATGGTAAAGGAGTATGATGCAATTGTTAGCGAGGAAGAAGAAGCTGACGATCTTATTGCGAAAGAGGCAACAAGGTTAGGTTCTGATACTGTTGTTGCATCCATAGATAAAGATATGCTGCAGATCCCCTGTTGGCATTTTAACTTCAATACAGGGGCGTGGACTAAAGTTGACGATTGGTCAGGTTTAAAGTTCTTCTACTCACAAATCCTGTCTGGAGATAGCGCAGATAATATTGTCGGACTTTATCAGGTTGGCAAAAAGACTGCAGATAAGATGCTTGATAAATGCAAAACAGAAAAGGAACTCTGGAAAGCTTGTATCAAAGAGTATGATGGAGACACAGACCGTGTTTTAGAAAATGCCAGATTACTTTGGTTGAGACGGAAGGAGGGAGAGATATGGGAACCGCCAGTGCCAGTAAAGCCAAAGGAAGACTAGGCCAACAAGAAATAAGAGATGCTATCCTCAAGGCATTCCCAAGACTAGAGCCTGATGATGTTAGAAGTACGGCTATGGGACAGTCTGGAGAAGACATTCAGTTATCCCCAAAAGCAAGAAAACTCCTACCGTTGTCGATAGAAGTTAAAAGAAGGAAGAACTTACAAACAGTTTATGATTGGATGTCACAAGCAGACCAAGGCAACTATGAGCCTGTTGTATTTTTTAGGGCTGATAGAAAAGATTGGGTTGTAATGGTTGGACTTGATCACTATATGGAGCTTATAAAGAGATGGAGAAAGTAGTGTATAAAGTTCACGCAGTTTTAGATGGCCCAGTAGAAGATCCAGAGGGCAACATATGGTTAAATTGTAAGATACAGGGAGATGATGACGAGGTTTTCATAGACGATATTCCTTTTGACAATGTTACTTCAGCCTATGAGTTTAAGAAGAGGTTAAGTCAACCAACTTTAGAGCCAGTGGAATTAGAGTTCTATGTAGCTCCAGAGAAGCTTCACTAATGGGCAAACGTAGCGAATTTGAAAGAAGACCAAGGGATTATTATCCCACACCTATAGATGCTGTTGAGCCGCTTATATCGCACTTGCCGTATAAGTTTGATTACATCGAACCTTGTGCAGGGGATGGCAGACTCATAGATCATATCCACACCCTTACAGGTGGATCAGGTGTTTGTCATGGGGCCATTGATATAGAGCCTCAAAGAGCAGATATATTGAGAGCTAACGCATTACAATTACAGACGGAGCTTTATGACCCAGAAACATTTATAATAACTAACCCACCTTGGGAAAGACAGATACTACATGCAATGATAGATAACTTTATGGCTATTTGTAAGTCTTGGTTACTATTTGATGCGGATTGGATGCACACAAAACAATCGGCTATCTTAATGACCTACTGCTCTAAGGTTGTTAGTATTGGAAGAGTTAAGTGGATTGAAGGAAGTAAGAGCGTAGGAAAAGACAACTGCTGTTGGTATTTGTTCGATGCAGAACATAAAGGGGCAACAGAATTTTATGGAAGGATGGTAGAATATGCTTAATGAAACAGACCTAGACGCATTTGGTTACTATGATGAAAGTTGGAAAAGTAATGAGAATACAATCCCAACAGCTTATCAGCAGTATATTGCTATAGGTAAATATGCAAGATGGGTGGAGAATGAAGGTAGGCGTGAGACTTGGCATGAGACTGTTAACCGCTACATGGATAACGTTGTAAAACCAGTAGTAGGAGATGATAGTTTTGTAGACTCTATCGGTAGGGCAATACTTAAGCTAGATGTTATGCCATCTATGAGGGCTTTAATGACTGCAGGTACTGCCTTAGATCGTGATAACACTGCAGGATATAACTGCTCTTATCTTCCAGTAGATGACATCAAATCATTCGATGAAGCTATGTATATCTTGCTTTGCGGTACAGGTGTAGGTTTCAGTGTAGAACGCAAGTACATTGAGAAACTACCAGAAGTCCCTACTCTATTTGATAGCGACACAACAATTACTGTTAAAGATAGTAAAGAGGGTTGGGCTAAAGCCTTAAGACTACTTATTGCATTGTTGTATTCTGGTGAGATTCCTAAGTGGGATGTGTCTAAAATCAGACCTGCAGGAGCTAGGCTAAAGATCTTTGGTGGTCGAGCGTCTGGACCTGCCCCACTAATTGATTTATTTAACTTTGTTTTATCAACATTCAATGGGGCACAAGGAAGGCAGCTTTCCTCTTTAGAGTGCCACGATATTATGTGCTTCATAGGTAATGTAGTTGT